TTCACCGGGATGCAGGACCACACCGCCGACAGCGTGAAGTCTATGGAGGGCTTTCATCGTGCGTGGGTGGAAGAGGCCCAATCTCTATCTGAGCGTTCATTGCAGCTTCTGCGTCCGACGATCCGCGCGGATCATTCGGAGTTGTGGTTCGGCTGGAATGCTCAACGTCCTACTGATCCGGTTGATATGATGCTGCGCGGGAACGTGCTGCCTACGGGTTCCGTCGTCGTGCAGGCCAACTGGAAGCACAATCCTTGGTTCCCCACGGTGCTGGAGCAAGAGCGCCTCGACTGCCTGAACATCACGCCAGAGCGCTATGGCCACATCTGGGAAGGCGAATACGCAACTGTCCTTGAGGGAGCCTATTACGCCAAGCACCTGACGGACGCGCAGCTAGAGAACCGGATCGGCTTCGTTGCCCGCGACCATCTTCACAAGGTCTACGCCTGCTGGGACATCGGATCGTCGTCACGCAAGGCAGACGCTACGTCGATCTGGATCGTGCAGTTCATCGGGACGGAAGTCCGGGTGCTGAATTACTATGAGGCTGTTGGTCAACCTTTCGACGCCCACATCTACTGGCTGCGTCAGAACGGCTATGAGGATGCGATCTGCGTCCTGCCACATGACGGTCGCAAGCACGACACGGTCTATCAAGTGACGCCAGAAGGCTATCTTCACGAAGCTGGGTTCACGGTCGAGACGGTGCCCAATCAAGGCGCTGGCGCGGCGCTACAGCGGATCGACGCTGCCCGCAGGATGTTCCCCAACTGCCGCTTCAACGGGGAGACCACACAAGGCGGTCGTGACGCTCTGGGCTGGTATCACGAGAAGCGTGATGAGCGGCGTGGGATTGGTCTCGGGCCTGAACACGATGCGTCATCTCACGCGGCTGACGCCTGGGGTTTGGTGGCGATATTCCGTCAGGGTATTCTGGTGACGCAGGATAACTGGGGAACGCCAATTCGCAGGAACCTTAAGGGCGTGGTCTAATCGGCGCGGGCTTTTTTCCTGTTGCAATCTCTGCTATTGTTCCAGCGTCTAGACACGCGAGGATGCTATGGGCGGGATGATGGGTGGCAACGAGCCGCGTCAGTTTGGCTACATGGACGGAGACCGAAGGGTTTCGGCCCTGATGGATATGATTAACGGCGGCGGTGCCGGTCGAGCCGGTCAGCGGTTTGAGGGTGGTGGCCTTCTGTCTGACATCGGCAACGCGATGTTCCGGCCCTACGGCTTCGAGGAGCGGATGGGCCAGGTCAGGCCGCAAGCCCGTCCCATGCAGGCTCCGATGCAGGCTCCAATGCAGCAGCCGATGCCTCCTGCAATGTCGCCGTTTGAGCGATTCGGTGGTCAGGCCCCCGGTTCAAGCCCTATGGCAGACCTCAGCTACGGGCCTCCGACGCGCGCAATGCGTGCCCCGCCGGTTGATTTGGTCAGCCAGTTTCTGGGCGAACTGCAAACCGCCACACCTGAGCGCAAGGCAATGATCGTGCGCAATCTGAGCGCCATGCCCGGTTTCCAATCGCCGCAGGCACAAGAGACGCTGCGCTATCTGGCGGGGATGTAATGGGCCTGATGGAGTTCCTCTCACTGCCCGGCCAAGAGCGCACGCGGCGTCGGGATGAGTTCCTCGGCGGGCTGTTGAACTATTACCTCGGCCCCACTGGCATTCCCGAGCGGCTTGGCGTGATGGACATGATGAACCCCGTGAGCGACGTGGGGCGGTCCATGACTTCGTCGCAGGAGATGCTTGCCCCCGGTCGGACGCCTGAAGAGCGTTTCAACGCGGGCGTGTCCATGCTGACAGATATCGCGTCTGTCGCTGCCCCCGGCGTGGCAACCCGCATGGCTGGTGGTGACGAGGCCGCTGCGCTGGCTGAGGGCCTACTTGGTTTCGGAGGCCAAACGCGGCAGGGGCTGGATGATTGGGCGCGAGAGTTTGCGCGGCGCGAAGAGGGCATGTTCCTTGGCCCGTCTGCGCTCAATGCTGACCTTGATGCGCTGAAGCGGGCAAAAGAACTGTCTGCTCGGCGTAGGTCTCCAGAAGAAATTTGGAATGAGACAGGGTGGTTCAAGGGCGCTGACGGAAAATGGCGGTTTGAAATTGACGATAGCAAAGCAATTTTGCGCCAAGGCGCGGCAGACGCGTTAAATTACGGCACTGGAGGCTACGGCACCAATTACTCTGGAGGCGTGCTGCACCAGCCGCTGCTTGGCGGCAGTTATCGGGGCCAAACTTATGAAGCCGCGTATCCAAATATGTTTGGGGATATGGATTTTTCCAGAACCCCCAGTGTTAGCGGCTCTTTTGATGTGGATAGCGGAAGAATTGTTGTCCGTGCGCCGGATTCTCAAGGCGGCCTCCCCATTGCGCTGCATGAACTCCAACATGCCATTCAAGCGCAAGAGGGCTTTGCTCCGGGGTCAAGCCCCGGATTTGAACTTAGCGAATTGCTCGGGCAAAGAATGGCTGAGACGCGCAAGATTTCAGAGCAAATTCAAGAAAAGCAAAAGGCGCTTGGCCTGACAGGATACCAGCCGAGGCATCCAGAACTAGACCCGTTGTATCAAGAATACGAGCGCGCCCTAAATCGTGCGGTGTCAGACCAAGAAGCATATCAACAGTATATACGGACGGCTGGCGAAGTTGAGGCAAACAACGTAATGAACCGACGGCTTATGAATGAAGAAGAACGCAGAGCAACGCCGCCGTGGCTGACGCAAGATTTTCCTTATGAAGAGCAAATCGTGCGCAACAGGGAACAGCGATATGGTCGCTCTGGGCTTCTATCGGGAGGGCCGCAGTAATGCCGCTCAAGAAGGGCAAGTCGGCCAAGACGATCTCATCTAACATCCGCGCCGAAATGAAGGCCGGGAAACCGCAGAAGCAAGCCATCGCCATCGCTCTCAGCAAGGCGGGCAAGTCCAAGAAGGGAAAGCGCAAGTGAAGAAGCCAGCCAAGAAGCCCGCATTCAAGCCCTGCAAGGGCTGCCCCAACCCCGCCAAGTGCAAGGCCATGGGCCGCTGCATGATGAAAGGCAAGAAGTGATGCCGGGCAAGGGTCTCTATGCCAACGTGGCCGCTAAGCGTCGCCGGATCAAAGAAGGCTCTGGCGAGAAGATGCGCAAGCCTGGGAGCAAAGGCGCACCCACGGCGAAGGCATTCCGCGACAGCGCCAAGACGGCGAAGAAGGCTAAGTGATGGCCAAGTCACCGGCATGGCAGCGGGCTGAAGGTAAGAACCCGAAAGGCGGGCTGAACGCCAAGGGACGTGCATCTGCCAAGGCGCAGGGCATGAACCTGAAGCCGCCAGTCAAGTCCGGTGACAACCCTCGGCGCGCTTCCTTCTTGGCCCGTATGGGGTCAATGCCGGGGCCAGAGCGCGATGAAAAGGGTCAGCCCACCCGCCTGCTAAAGTCACTGCAGGCGTGGGGCGCATCCAGCAAGGCAGACGCGAAGGCTAAGGCGAAGGCTATTTCTGCGCGGAACAAGGCGAAGAGCAAATGAGCATCACCACTTACGGAGAATTGCAAACGTCGGTCGCATCCTGGCTTAACCGGGACGATCTTGCCGCCGTCGTGCCCGACTTCATTGCTCTGGCGGAAGCGCAGATCGCCCGCGACGTGCGTCATTGGCGTATGATTGAGCAGGCCACGCTGACGGTGAATGACCAGTATGAGGCCATCCCTGCTGATTGGGTCGAGACGATCCGCATGGTTCTCAGCACCAGCGACCGGCGCAAGCTGGAGACCGGCAGCCTGAATGAGTTGATGGACCGCAGGCACGTCGATGACAGCGTTGGCGCTCCGATGCTCTATGCCCATGTGGGGGACCAGTTTGAGTTCTACCCCACGCCTGACGGCAGCTACAGCGTCGAGTTGACCTACTACAAGACAATCCCCGCGCTGTCGGTATCCAACACGTCCAACTGGCTTCTGACGCAGGCTCCTGACGTGTATCTGTATGGGTCGCTGGTCCAGTCTGCGCCGTATCTCAGCGACGACCAGCGCGCAACCATCTGGGCGGGCTTCTACGCCGCGTCCGTATCCCAGCTTAACGCCGCCAGCGATGCGGCCCGCACAAGCGGCAGCCTGCGGCTTAGAACGAGGAACCAGTAATGGCCGACACAGTCACGACGAATTACAGCTTCGTAAAGCCCGAGGTTGGGGCCTCCGAGGACACATGGGGGGGCAAGCTGAACGGGAACTGGGATGACCTTGACGCCATCCTCGGCGGCGGCATCGCTCTGCCGCTGGACTTGGTGGAGGGGTCTTGGGAAATTGACGGAACCGCTGTTACCGCCACGGCTGCGGAGTTGAACCATCTTTCTGGCGTAACCAGCAATGTTCAGACGCAAATTGATAACACAATAGGCATGAACCAAGCCTGGGCGGCGTCTTCGTCTATTACTGTCGGGACGGTTTACACAAATTCAAATTCTTACCCGATAGCAATTTTTTTTACGATTGGTGTAGCTGCAAACTCCAACGCAATAAGCATTCGAGTTAATAACACGATTATTGCAAGTTTCTTAGAAACCGTAGCTACAAGTGATTACCTGTTCGCGACAATTATTGTGCCGCCAAGCCACACTTGGCAAGTAACTCAAAGTGGAACCGGAACTACTGTTAACGCCGCAATATTGAGTTAACGCACATGCCACTGATCCCGCTTAACATCCCTCCCGGCGTCTACCGCAACGGCACGGACTATGAGGGTTCTGGTCGCTGGCTGTCGGCGTCCTTGGTGCGTTGGCGCAACGGCTCTCTGCGTCCCGTAGGCGGTTGGCGCACGCGCGTTGCGACGGCCTTCAACGCTGCCCCTCGTGGAATGATAACGTGGGAAGACAACACGGGTGGCCGCTGGGTCGGCG